CAATGCGATCCGCAAGGCACGTAAGGCTGCGGATTTTGAAGTGTGGGAAGAAAACTGGGACATTGTTGCAATGTTTCTTAGGCTGCAAACGCAGTGGAATGTCAGTATGGGCGGAGTTTCTGGCTTGAATTACTCGTCACTGGACTACCTCTGTAGACTGTATGAAGTCAAGGATCCTGTCGCTCTTTTTGAAGGAGTGCAGGTGATGGAACTAACCGCACTCGCCAGCCTGAACAAGAAGGACTCCTGATGGCAAAGGTCACAACCGAATTACAAGTCCTTATAAAAACTGCAGGCGATGCTGGGCTTGATAAATTAACGCGGACTTTAAATGGGCTAGGGCGACAAGCTAAAAGTGCTGCGGCTCCGTTTGATCAAATATCGAAAGAGTTAAAAGACGTTCAAAGAACGTCAAAAAATAGCATTGCAAACCTTCGAGGTTACAGAAACGCTTGGCGTGATATTACGCAGCAAGTTGAGATTGGCAGTGCTGCATTTAAGGAGGCTACGGCTGAGGCGGCAAGGCTTGATAGACAACTGCAGAAAGCTGAAGGGAGAAAGGCTCCGGGCGGGGGAGGAAGGCTAAGAGCTGCTGCTCAAATCGCAGGAACAGTTGCTGGTGCTGGAGTTTTTGGTGGCCCCGAGGGAGCAGCAGGCGCGTTGCTTGGTTCTATCGGAGGGCCAGGTGGTGCAATTGTTGGTGGCGCTATTGGCGCTCAAGTTGGCCAACTAAGACAAGCTTTAGGCGCAACGGCTGAGTATGCAGCAAGCCTTAGCAAGCTTCGTATCGCTTTAAGAGGTGTAACTACAAGTGGGATTGAGTATCAACAATCTCTTGCGTTTATTCAAAAAAGTACACAAACTTTTGCCCTGCCTCAAGAAATAATTACAAGACAATTTACAAAATTACAAGCATCAGTCCAAGGCGCTGGCGGAAATTTAGAAGATACAAAAATTGCTTTTAATGGAATTGTTGCAGCCGTTAGAGCCACAGGTGGTTCTTTACAAGATATTGACTCTGCGTTAACAGCAACTTCTCAAGTCTTTTCCAAAGGCAAGGTATCAGCCGAGGAATTGAGACAACAAATCGGGGAAAGACTTCCTGGTGCGTTTACTTTGTTTGCAGAATCAATTGGCAAAACGCCTCAAGAACTAGACAAGGCTTTAGAAAAAGGCGAAGTTAGTTTACAAGACTTTTTAACATTTACAAAATCAATTTTTGAACGTTATGGGGAAAATGCTGCTGTTATTGCTACAGGGCCTGAAGCGGCAGGCGACAGATTAAAAGTTGCACTAGAACAATTAAGCGAAACAACCGGTCAACTTCTTGCTCCTATTGGCGCGTCTTTTCAAAATACATTCACACAAATTGCAAATTCAATTAGACTTGCTTCGCAATCTTTAATTGACTTTTTTAGCATTGGAGACAAAAACCGAAAAGACAAATTACTTGTTCTTTTAAATGTAAACAAAGAGGCGATTGAGAAAACAAAAGAGGTTATCGCAGGTTTTGAAAAAGAAATAGAACTGTCTGGAGATCCTGGGGGTGTGAGATCGCGTTTAATTGAGTCGTCAAAAAGTTTACTTGCTGAACAACAAGGAAAGCAAAACAAATTTGCTTTGGAATTAAATGAAATTATTGACAGGATTGTAAGAGATCAAACGTTAATAGCACAACCAGAAGCAGGCAGCGGTTTGCCGGGAATTATTTCTGGCGGCACGGACTCAAGCGGTTCGCAGGCCAAAATTAAAGACACAAGCGAAGATATACTTCGTCTTACTCTAGAAATGAATGCTGCCAGCGAGACTCGCCAACTAGTGCTTGCAGAACAACTTAGGCTTCAAATAGACATTCAAAGAATAACTGAACAATTTAACGCTGGCGAGATAACCTTTAACAGAGCGCAGGAGTTGTCTTCAAACGCAATCGAAAAAAGCAGAAAAAGAGGGCTAAAGCTTAGAGAAGACGAAAAGAAAGCAATGCGCGACCTTACAAAAGGTCAAAAAGAATTTAAAAAGGAACTTACTGAAACAGAAAAGCTAGTTAAAAGTATAGAAAGCACATTGGCAACAAGCATGGCAGATGCAATTGAAGGTTTAATTGATGGCACAAAATCATTAAGTGAGTCTTTGTCTGGAGTGTTAAGGCAAATGGCAAGTTTGCTGTTGAACTTTGGCACAAAATCTTTAATGGGTTCAATATTCCCTTCAGCAGATGGCAACGTATTTGCCAAAAACAAAATTGTTCCTTTTGCTTCTGGCGGCGTTGTAAACAAGCCAACTATTTTCCCCATGGCTAATGGCATGGGATTAATGGGCGAGGCTGGCCCTGAAGCAATCATGCCTTTGCGTCGTGGTTCCAACGGCAAGCTTGGCGTTGAATCTTCTGGTGGCGTTGGTAACGTAGTAGTTAACGTTGACGCCGCTGGTTCTAAGGTGCAAGGTGATCAGCCAAATGCCAAGGCCCTTGGCTCTGCAATTGGTGCAGCCGTACAGGCTGAGCTAATCAAGCAAAAACGTCCTGGAGGCTTATTAAGCTAATGGCTAATTTTCCTGATATTGCTCCTGACTATGGCGCAAGTAAAGCAGCGCAACCTAAAACTCGTATTAGCGAGTTTGGGTCAGGTTATTCGCAAAGAGCTGTTTTTGGCATCAATCAAGACCCAAAAGTTTGGAGCCTTACTTGGCAAAACAGATCTGCAGCTGACACAAACACAATTGAAGATTTTTTAGAAGCGCGTGGTGGAGTTGAGTCTTTTGATTGGTCACCTCCTGACGACACAAATACTTATAAATGGATTTGCAGGTCTTGGGCAAAAACTATGCCTTATTCAAACCTGTTTAACATTTCAGCCACATTTGAGCAGGTGTTTGAGCCATGACTGATAACACACCTCAGTTTGTTGACGACTTACGTTCTGCGGCACCTGCATATTTTGAGGAGCTGCAGAAACTTGAGCCAACAGCAGTCATCGACTTGTTTGAGGTGCGGTTAACGCAAGCCGTTAATAACGTTGAGGAAACACTTTATTATCACCCTGGCACAAATGATCTAGTCGCCAACATTGTTTTTAACGGCAAGACCTATCCGGCTGTGCCTGTAGAGATGACAGGGCTTGAGACATCAGGCAAAGGCATGATTGCAAGACCAACTTTAAAAGTGGCCAACGCTAACGGTGCAATCAGCTCTTTGATTGTTCAGCAAAACTACAACCCATTAAAAGCGCAGGTGGTGCGTATCCGTACGTTCAAGAAATTCTTAGACGCCGTTAATTTTAGTGGTGGCAACGCAACTGCCGATCCAGCCGCAAAGACAGAAGAGGTTTGGTATATCGACAGGGTTGCAGATGAGAACTTGGCATTTGTTGAGTTTGAGCTAACAGCCAGGCTTGACCTGACCAATCTTGAGCTACCACGCCGTCAGGTTACTGAGTTTTGCCCATGGAGATATAGGGGCACCGAGTGTGGCTATGTAGCAAAAAGGTACTTTCAGGTTGATGACATTGAGATTTCTAAGGCTGAAATGCAGTCATTAGCCACGATCAATAGTTTGACCTTTGATCAGGCTGTGGACAAGTTTGATGTATGCGGCAAGCGAGTGAGCAGTTGCAGGCTTCGCTTCCCAGATAATGAAGGCAAGAATGATGTGTCGATCCCATTTGGAGGATTCCTTGGATCAAGAGTGCAAGCGTAAAGCAGAAGGCCACGCAATTCTTGAATATCCAAAAGAAGCTTGCGGCTTACTTGTCGATGGCAAGTATTGGCCGTGCCAAAACGTTGCAGACGACCCAGAACTAACTTTTATCCTCAATGCCACTGACTATATGGAGGCCATGCTGTCTGGAACGATTGAAGCCGTGGTTCATTCTCATCCGTTAGGCGGTGAGGCTAGTGAGCCAGATCGTAAAAGCTGCAGTCAAACTAAGCTTGTATGGCATATCTATTCTGTTCCTGAAGGCGAATGGTCAACTATCGATCCTTGATAGGCAAAGAGTTTGTGTATGGAACGCAGGATTGTTTCACATTAATCCGTGACTACTACAGACTAAAAGGAGTGTTGTTGCCAGATTTTAAAAGGCCAGAAGATCTTGAAACGACAAGCAGCATATTTTTGGAGCAAGCTGAGTTATGCGGTTTTCGTCCGGTTGATTTCGACTCACGCAAAGTTGGGGACATGGTGATTATGAAACTAATGACAAGGACACCAATGCACGCAGCAATTTATGTTGGTGCGGATAAGATTTTGCATCAACGGTTCAACAGCTTGAGTGCGGTGGAACCTTTTGGGCGGTACTATAGGCAGAGCGTTGCCGCCGTCTACCGCTATGCAACTGGTGATGTTAGCCGGTGAGCTGGGCGAAAAATACGGCACACAACACGAGTATTACAACTTAAGGACACCAGCGGACGCGATCAAGCTGCTTTGTCTTAATTATCCGAGGCTGCAAAAAGATTTGGTGACAGCGCACCAGAACGGTGTTGGCTACAAGCTGATTCAGTCTGGTGCGGCGATGGGATATGACGAGTTGCACTTACCGTTTGGCAGCAGGCCAATGATGCTTGTGCCGGTGATCAGCGGCAGTGGCGGTGCTTCAACGGGGCAGATTTTACTTGGGGTTGGCTTAGTTGCGGCTGCCGTTGTTTTTGCCCCGGCAGGTGCTGGATTTTTAGGGGCAGGTTTAGGTGTTGGTTCATCAGTTACCGCTACCACGGCAGGAGGATTTCTTGTAGGACTTGGGACAAGTTCCGTCTTGTCAGCGGGCATTTCCACCGCTATTGGTGCGATTGGCGCAAGCATGATTCTTGGTGGTGTAGCAAATTTAATTTCACCGCAACCAGAAATGCCAAAACTTGGCAACCGTCGTATGGATGCCACTAATTTTCGTGGCCCTGGCCCACAGGGTGTTTCGCGTGGGGCAAGTGGTCAGCAGTCTTATGCGTACACCGGACCAGCCAATACTGTTGGCAACGGTTCAACAATTCCTGTCGTCTATGGCCGCGCCATGGTTGGTGGTCACATGTTGTCGGTAGCTGTAGAAGCAACAGATGTTTCCGATCCAATTGCAACAGCAATCAAAGCACCAGGCTTGCAAACTGTATTAATTAATGGCGAGCAGGTTGAACGTGAGTTTAATGATGAATCTGGCATTGAGACAAGGCGTATTACACCAGGCGAGAGAAATAGCGTAAACGGATCAAACACAGATAAGCGACAAATTGTTGCCGCCAACATTGGATTTGGTCCGGGTTTAGATAGAACTCTTGCCGCAGGTAGCACCAAAAAGATGGAAGAAATTTCTGTTCGTGGCAAACTTCAGGACGAATTTGACATTATATTTGAAGTAAAACAAGGGTTGTTTGGGCACTCTGGGGCGTCAACAACCTCAACAAAAATTGATGGGTTTATTCAGTACCGCATAGAAGTAATACATACAAACGACGATGGAAGAAACCCTATCGTGGCGTCCGCTGAAAATTCAATTCAAGGATACTTAGAAACGACGCAAAATTATTTTTACCTGCAAAGGCTTAGATGGACGAAAATAAAAAGCGATGAACACTTAAAATTGCGGATTACTATTATGGAAGTTGACACTGATGCACAGACGCAATTCCGCGTCCATGCTTTTGGGTATGAACTGCTTGGTTGAGCTATGGCATTAAATTCTGAATCCTCCATTAAGCTGATCGACCTCCTGTGTGAGGGGCCGATTCAAGGTCTTGCATCGCAAAGCAACAAAAGCATTTTCCTTGACGAGACCTCTGCTGATCAAAAGGCAGTTACGTCAAGCGATTTTGCAATACGCAAGGGAACTACTACTCAGCCCAGGATTGGTTTAAGTGATCAATTTGCAAACGCCACCACAACAATTATTGCTGTAGACACGCAGGTTGGTGAAAATTACAGCGAAGAAGTTGACGAAAACAATGAAGTAGTAGAAAGAAAATACGGCAACGGTAATATTGTTAAAACAATTACTGATCCAAAGGTTAATTTTGTCAAACTGCTTTTTACAGTTCCAAGGCTGTTTTCAACAGCAGTTGAGGGCCTTGCAAGAGGGCAGTTGTTTCCTGCGGCGTTGCGCGTCAGGGTTTTAGTTAAAAGCAAAAATAGTGCGTTTAATACTATAACTTTTGATGGCCAAGGGTTTAAAGAATTTAAAGGAATATCGACATCAAATTATCAGTATCAAACACCCCGAATTGATTTGACAGGCGAAGGGCCTTGGCAGATCAGAGTACAAAAGCTTTTGTTTGCAAATCGCGAAGACGCTTTTGAAATCAAGTTTTCTGATTTTGAAGATGTAGAAAAAACAATCCCGCTAGCTGGCGGCAGGGGCGACACAATCGTTTGGTCTTCAATTATTGCTGGAACGGATATTAAGACGGCGTATAAGCACACAGCTTGCGTTGGTCTCAGTCTTTCAACCGATCAGTTCAACACTGTCCCTGCTCGTGCATACGAGATCAAAGGAATGAAGGTTCAGATCCCGTCTAGCGCGATGGTGCGTGAAGACGGAAGCTTGAATTACAGCGGCAACATTCCTTTTAGTGGCAAGCTGCTACCCCGTACATATACAACGTGTCCGGTCGCATGTTTTTACGACATGGTCACCAATAGCCGTTATGGAGCTGGTGATTTTGTTGGTACAGATGAATTGAATTGGGTTGATCTAATTGAGTTGTCTAAATATTGCAATGAGCTTGTCCCAACAACTGTTGGCCGAACGGAGCCACGCTTTGCAATTAATACGGTGATTGCATCACCAGCAGATGCGTTCAACGTTTTGCAGGATCTAGCAAGCATCTTCCGTGGAATGATCTACTGGAAGTCAGACGCGATACAAGTAGCCGCTGACCATGGTGTTTTAGGCAGTACAACGACTGCACTGGAACCTGTTCACTTGTTTACCAACTCAAATGTGGTTGGTGGTGGATTTAGTTATAACGGCGCTTCCCTTAAGACAAGAAGCACCAGGGTACGTGTTCGCTACAACGACCCAAACAATTTTTACCGCCCTGACTTTGTTGTTATTGAGAACAAAGAGCTAGTCAATAAGTACGGTTTTCAAATTCGTGAGGTGGTGGCATTTGGCTGTACGTCTAAGTTCCAGGCTCAAAGGCTAGGCAAATGGGTTCTTGCTTCTGAGGAAACAGAAGGCGAGACCGTCACGTTTGCTGTTGGCCTTGAAGGCTTGATGGTGATGCCTGGCCAGATCTTTGCTGTTTCGGACGCGATGCGTCAGGGCGCAAGGTTGGCAGGCCGCATTTCAGCATCAACAACAACTTCTGTTACTGCAGATCAAACAATCACGTTGCCAATTGGAACGAATCGGCAGTTGAGCTGTGTGTTGGCTGATGGAACGACAGAAACCAAATCAATTAGCAGTGCTGTTGGCAATGTCATTAATGTTTCGTCTCCGTTCAGCTCTGCCCCACAGCTAGAAACTGTTTATTCGATTCAAGCCAGCAACGTCAAGCATCAAAAATTTAGATGCCTTGCAATTGGCGAAGGTGAGAATGGAACGTATTCAATCACGGGTGTTCAGCATGTAGACAACATTTATAACGTTGTTGAAACTGAAAATGCACTGCTTGAGTTTGCAGATGTAACTTTATTCGACGAGGCTCCACCTGCACCAGTTGATTTAACGTTAAGTGCAACTGACGTAACAAAAGATGATCTTACGACAACACGAATGACAGCGTCTTGGAGCCGTGGCAGTGCCTTTACTGCAATCTTCTTCAAAGTTAAATACAGGATTGGCGGTGGTGATTTTATTGAGACAACAACTACTAATACAAACTTTGTTGTTGACAACCTAAAGCCTGGGGTTAGCTTCGAGCTTTTTGTACGTGCAGTTGGACCGGCACCACGCTCCAAGGAATCAGTAGACGCAACAACAGGTCTTGTCGTCCCATCATCACCGCTTACTCCACCTGATCCAACAGACGTAACGCTTGAAGTTGTTGGGAGGGATCAGGTTTCTTTGCGCTGGGCGATTGGTCAAACAGGCATCAATAAAGAATCGTTGCGTGCAGTTATACGGCATACGACAGATGATTTGACAACTGCGACCTGGGCCAATACGTCGGTTATGCGGACTGTCTTGGCAAATTCAACGTTTGTAATTTTGCCACGAATAAATGGAACGTACTTTATAAAGTTTGAGACAGTCTTTGGCATTCGTAGCATTAACGCTGTTGGCGTTAGTTTAAACATTGCAGACGCAATCCCCAGGTTTAATTTTGAGCTAATCCGCGAAGATACGCCTACGTCAAATGTAAAACCGTTCCTAGGCGAGGGTTTTGGCGTTTATTACGACAGCGAGTATGACGGTCTTGTCCTTGACGGTGACGGCAAAATTGATGAGATTGCTGGCACGTTTGACGACCTTACGTCCGTTGATTTTGTTGGAACGCGAGGCACCTCCGGTATTTACCACTTTGAAAAAACGCTGGACTTGGGCGGCAATTTTAGCGTTGATTTAAAACGTGTTTTAACTTCTCGCGGGTTATACCCGTTAGATACGGTTGATAGTCGCACAGCTTTATTAGATACGTGGAGTGATATCGATGGTGACTTAGCTGATGACACAACTGCTGACGTTTATTTTCGTACGACGAACCAAGAAACAGCGGCCACTTACTTTTTAACTGAAGACGATAACTATTTATTGTTTGGCGGAGAAGTTGTAGTTTCTGACAATCTTGTTGCTGAAAACGATGACCAGTTAATCACTCAGAGTGGCGACATAATCCAGACAAACCAAGCAAACGCTAGTGTTGTTCAGATCTTGCTAGCGCAAAACGACGACGTTTTAATTACGCAAAGCGGTGACAATTTAGAAAGCAATTTTCCAGAGTTTCCGGATTACACAATTGACGACCGCATTCCAGAAATTGATACATGGAATGAGTTTGATGATTTTGACCCTAGGTTCCCTGCTTCAATCCCCACTCCTGACGACAAGATCTATTACGAGTCGAACCTTACGTTTGGTGCGTGGATTCCTTTAGAGAACGGTAACTTCAACGCAAGGCAGTTCCAATTCAAGGCTGAACTCAAGGCATTGCACTCTGACCAAACCCCAATTGTTGACAAGCTCGGAGCAACTATTCAGTTTGAGCGACGTACAGAGAACAGCAATGTGCTTGCTTCTGGAACGGATGGGCCTAGGACTGTGACTTTTGACAATGCGTTCTATGTAGACAATGACACCAGGGTTGCCGTCTCACTTTCCCCGTATGACATGGAAACTGGCGATTTCTACACGATGACCGCACCAACATCAACAGGTTTCACAGTTACTTTCAGGAGTTCTGGTGGCGGCCAGGTAAATCGTCAATTCCAATATGCTGCAGTAGGATACGGAACAAAGGACGCTTAACCCTGGATTCTCATGGCTCAGGCCGATGGCAGTTGCGCTAATGCTAGTGGGTCAGCATTCAGGGCAGATCTAAATACGCAGCTGGCTGCGGTTTTCACGAACCATAGCGGTGCAACTACACCGGCCACGACATTTGCGTATCAATTCTGGGCAGATACTACAAGCAACAAATTAAA